GCGATAATCTTCTTCATCCAAACTAACCAACTCATCCATAGTAGCTTCGTATGAATTTCTCAGTACTAATTGAGCAGTAATGATATTTTTACCATACAGTAGTGCTTCTTGTTTTGAGGAAGTAAAAAAATGTCCTAACACTGTGTTAGGATCACCCGAACTAGTTCCTAACGTAGCATCATTAAAATTAGTAAAAGAACCTATTGTCCCGTGATAGACAGGCCCTACACGCTGTGCGGATTCTATGATAAATTCAAAGGATCTCATTAGCCTTGAACCCACGTTAACGGTTGACTGTAATCAACATAACGTTTCAATTCGTCAATAAGTTGCTCTTGCATTGCTTTAGATTCTGACTTCATTGCAGTACCATTTAATGTAGTTCCACCACCGGGGCCTGCAATAGTACCAAACTTTTCACGTGCTTCACCTATAATGCCTTTTAGAACGGCAATTACAAAGTCAGCAATCCAAACGCCAGCACCCGGATCTTGTAATAGTACTTCTTCTGTGCGCTGGATGTCCGCCCAAATAAGAACTCTTTCTCCAGTACCTTTAGGGTCACGGACAATACGAATAACTTTAGTAACAGGGTCAAATGTATAAACCACGTAGCCACCAAACATACGTGCGGCTAATTCAACATATCCTGCATAGAAGTCATATGTTGCCATACCGCCTGAGGAGTTGTAGTTCAATAGGTACGTATTTAAAATTGCACTACTGAAAGGGTCAAATGAACTAGAACCGGGACCAGTTTCTAAGCCAACTGTTCTACGATATAAACAGCGAACATTAATAAATTCTTGAGGTAGGGTATATGTATCTACGTTCTTAACAATAGTCATTAAGGTATATGACTCTGCGGTAGCATTCTGAGCCCTTTGTCTATAGGTCTTTATAGCATAGTTATATGCTGCCTCATAATGCTCAGGGTCTAGTTCTAAATCAATGATGCCATCACCTAATCGGTATCTAATGTTTTGAAACATTGTTTGCTTTAATTCATCTAGGGTTAAGCCATTTGGAGTAGAGAGGATATTGATTGCCATGTGTAGTTACCTATTATGTATTATTTATCAGGAATAAATGTTTAGATATTCTTAGGCAATGGCGAGTAGATAGAATCTACTCAAACCAAAGGAACATTCTTGAGGCGTTCAGGCGACGATGAATTAAAAGATTATGGCGGAGGATTGTCTATGTCTCGCCGACCCCGTGAAGGGACTTTTCCGTATTCGCTGTTATGATAGAACATGATTCATCGTGAAGTTCTATCCAGCCCAGGTCCTCTATCGCAATTACTATGACCTGGCAACTTTCAACTATTAAGATATGGGAAACGTTACTCAACAAAGGTGAGGCGTTTAAAGCATCCAAGGGTAGTCCCATAAATATTGCGTTGGCCACGCACTCTACCGCCACACCACTATGAGGACGGATTATAGCCACACTTTGAGGTGGTGGATTACCTATAAACCAATTATTGTGTCAACAAATCAAAGACTGTGGCATACTCATATGTAGCCCAGTTATCCATGTCAACATATGATATTACATTGCGCCGATATACGGTTTTGAGCCAAACTCTATTACCGCGTATCTTTATTGGATGCCAAGCAAACCATTTATGCCAAGGTTCCACTTCTATCTTTCTAGCGTAAAGACGGGAGTCAAATATCACCGTCTTTGCGATTTTCTGAATAGGTTGCGTCAAAACTGCCACCGGGGTAGCGACTTTCTAGCTTACGTACATTCTCATTAATTACTTCATTGGGGTCTAACTGAAGTGCCCTGCAGGCGTTAACCCAGTACCACATTACATCACCGAGTTCACGCTTCATGTGAAATACGTTTTCCTCAGTCAATGGTTTACCTTGAAAGAACATCTTTTTAGGAATCTCGCAGAACTCACCTGTTTCTGCCGCTAAGCCTAATGCCGCTGTCAGTAACAACGGGACATTAATATCAGGTCCATGCTTACCATCGGTATAGTTAGCATCTAGTTCGTCTAGCCGACTCATAAATGTCGTCAAGTCGTTACTAGGCTTACTTGTCACAGCCTCTACAAAATCTTTGTATTTGTTTAAATCAATATTGCTCATTAAAATGCTTTCAAAATAATCATACCTTCATTAAAGCGTCCATTGGGTGTTGTTGCGACTGCTTTAATGTCACTAAAGTACTTACGAGCCGCGGGCTTGCTTCCCATAACTTCTTTAATCTGCTCACCCGGCTTACGCAGGGTTTTAACTTCACTCTTTGTAGTGTCAAAGCCCAATAGTGTATTACCTTTTACAGTAAATGTTTTACTGTAGTCATCGGCAATATAGTGATGTAGCTTGCGCTTTGCTGAATCATATACCCATGCTTCGCTTGCACCATGTAATTTTACAGGACTGATTGATATCAAGTCAAGCTTAGTGGCTACATCTTTAAACGTTTTCAAGTACTTCAACTTAGACACAATCTTTTCAACGGGTACTGCTTTGCGTTGACGAGGAGCCTTGCTTGCTTTTTTAACTGAGATGTAAGCATTCAAATCGGTCAACACTTGCTCAATGAATTTGACCGTGTTTCGTACTTGAATCTTTGTGAGGTGACTATATCCCTCAATCAATTGTTTATCTTTGCCTTCTTGTAGATCGGCAAATTCTGTTTGCTTGCGTTTCCAAATGTCAGTAATCAAACTGATATGTTGTGGCATTACATTAAATCTAGCAACAACATCCATTGTCTTTGACTTTGTTTTTCCCTCAGTAACAAATTCATCGAATACCGCTTCCAACTCACCTGCGGCATCTTTTGCTTTCTCACGCAAAATGTCTTGAATATTAGGGCGAGTAGAAACTTCAACTACCTCACTAGAATTTTCTACCACTTCGGGTTTATGAAGTGCTTTCATTAGTCTGGAGACCTCATTCTCAAACTTATTATTTTCACTTTCATTAAGTTCAAGACCTCGTAACTTCATACGTGCGAGCCAGCCATATGTATTAATGAATTCATTGTCTGCTACTTTACGCATACTTTTTGCTTCGACTGTACGATTAGACAGTTCTAAGTATTGGCACATGAGTTCTTTGGCATCTTTTTTGCCATAGAAACAGTTGTACCAAGTGAATGCGTTAGAAAGTGCTGTAAAACGCATACTAGGGTCGGGTTGTAGAACGAACAAAGGCTCGCTACCCATATATTGCGTGTCGGGGCTTCTTGGATTCAGTGCTTTAACTTGAGAATGATCTTCGGTGTTGCGTTTACGTGTAGCCATGTGGCACTCCTTTACAGTGATTTATCTATTATAGCACCGTATCCACTTATTGTCAACCTTACGGGAAAGTGCGTTTGTTGTTCTGGAATTTGCGATAAATAACTATATGCCAAGATTATCCCTATACCATCCGATAAAATCAAATGATTACCGATTTTTTGATAAAACCATTTCGCAGATGTTTACTGCGGGTGCTACCGACCTATATGTACATAAATATTTAGGTCCTACTAATCAAGGCGCGAGTATTGATTATACTCAACCAGAATATGCAGAATTAAACCCCACAAACATCCAAGATTTATTATTCTTAGAAAACAGGGATAGAACATATGACCCTAATATTTATAGATTACGTGGTCATTATAACGTACAAAATTTAGATTTTGATTTAAGCCAATTTGGATTATTCTTAAACAATGATATTATATTCATTACTGTTCACTATAATGACATGATTGACTTAGTAGGTAGAAAGTTAATGGTGGGTGATGTTATTGAACTGCCCCATTTATTAGATTATAACCCATTAAAAGAAACTATTCCGGTAGCACTAAAAAGATTCTATCAAATTACTGACGGTAACTTTGCTAGTGAAGGATTTAGTCCTACTTGGTATCCGCATTTATGGCGCATTAAATGTGAGCCATTAGTTGATAGTCAAGAATTTAGTCAAATTCTCAATGAGCCTATTAACCAAGATAATTATCTTGGATTATGGGATAAGGATAAAACATACCCTGCAGGATATGTTATCAGTTACGGAGATAAAAATTATATATCTAAAATTGAAGTACCTATAGGAATTGCACCACCGAATAATACATATTGGGAATTAGATACTGCACAAGACTTAAAAGATATATTATCAACATACAATAAAAATATTGATATCAATAATGCTAACTTGGAAGAAGCAAAACGTAACTTGCCTAAAGCAGGATACGACCGTAGTCAATTGTATATTGTACCTACATATGGTGAATATTCTGAGAACGGGGTCACATCAGGTAAGAACAATCAACCGGCGCCTCCTGTTAATGTAAACACTAATGCTAGTGGAGCACCTATAACAGTGACGGGTACTGTTGCGATGATGCGTAATCCTAAATATAAAAATGCTAGTCCGGTAATTCGCATACCTAAAAATGCAGTAAAAAGCATTTGGGATATGACTGCTGATACAGACTTTGGAGCTGATCCAATTGACGCATTTGTTCAAATGAGTTTAGAAAGCTTAGAACTTGCTCCTGAGGCTATTGGTAATGGTTCAGGTCCACTGCAAGGTGATCGTATTCTTGTAGCACAATCGTTGGGAGTTATTACTGGCCCGTACGGTACGGCTGACAACACATATGCTACTGCTGACCAGAATCCTGAATTGCCAGGCTTTACTGGTACTGTGTCTACACAGATGGACTTTAGAGCAGACTGTGATCCAGCATATCAATATATCGCACGTAGTAGCCCAAGAAGCTTTGGTTATACTACAGGTTACTTATCAGGTGATGGTCAAGCACCTAATGGATTCCCTACAGGTGCAGGCATATCATTCCCGCAAAACCCAAAAGTAGGGGATTACTTCTTACGAACAGATTATTTCCCTCAGTTGTTATATCGTTGGGACGGTAAACTTTGGATTCGTATTTCTACGAATGTCCGAACAGAAACAAGCTTTAACGCAACAAATACATCACAGTTGTCAGGCTTCATAAATAATGAACAACAGACAGTATTGACTAGTGGAACAACAGTACCGCAGTCTCAACCATTGTCAAGCATATTACAGTTAACGCCTGATGCTATACCACCGAGAACCAATTTATAATGGCACAATTTTTCTACGACAATCAGATTCGCAGATTCTTATTACAGTTTGCAAGAATCTTTAGTAACTGGCAAGTTACTAAAGGTAAAGATCCTGCAGGCAATGATATTTTAGTTCGTGTGCCAGTAATGTATGGTGATAGCAGTCGTCAGGCTGCGACTATTTTAGCTAATAACAGTGCGAGCAATCTACCTAGCGCACCACTAATCACATACTATATTACTGCATTAGAGTATGACCAACGTAGAACTCAAGATCCTACATTTGTTGACAGAATTAACGTGCGTCAACGTGCATATAACGCAGACACACAACAATATGAGCAAGTACAAGGACAAGCATTTACAATTGAGCGACTAATGCCTGTACCGTATACGTTGCGACTAACTGTTGACTTTTGGACTACCAACTACAATCAGAAACTAGAGTTGATTGAGCAACTAGGTACTTTATTCAACCCATCATTAGAAATTCAAAGTACTGATAACTTCATTGATTGGACTTCATTGAGTGTCGTGTATCAAGATGGCCTTACATTTACAAGTCGTAC